AAGGAGCTTGAGCGGCTGATGGATGTCGTCGAGACCTTGAACATCTCATCCCGTGAGCAGATCCGTGGATTGGATGCCAGGATCAAGGTGGCGAGCAAAGCATCCGTCAAGCGAGCCGATGACTGGAAGGGGAAGGCCGAGGCCGCCCGGGAGCAGGTGTGCGAGATCAAGAAGAAGTTTTGCCAGCTGGTTGATTCTGATGAGGCCCGGGAAATAGAGGCAGAGCGGGCCGATGGTCTGGAGTCGGATATCAAGAAGCTCACCAAGAAGGTCAAGAAGTGGAAGAGGATTGCGAAGGGGCTGGCATCCCTTGCAGGGGACAACATACGATGAGCGCTCAACGCCTCACCCCGATCTACCGCCCCTACGACCCAGAGGGGGACGTGGGCCTGGTCATGGACAGCTGGTGCAAGGCCATCCGCCCGCCACGGCCGGGCCAGGTGCTCCCCTTCACCCACATGACCAAGGAGAGGTTCCGGGACCACCGCGCCCTGATAGAGCTGCTCCTTGAGCGCTTCCCCCCGATCATCGCGCACCCCAAGGACTTCCCGCCGCAGATCTACGGATTCGCCTGCGGCGGTAAGGTGGGCCCCTTCCGGGTGCTGCACTTCGCCTATGTTCGCAACCCGTGGCGCAAGCAGGGCGTGCTCTCCGGTCTGCTGGACCAGCTCTGGGGTGATCATGTGGCGCCCGGGTACGTGACGCATGAGACCAAGCTCACGAAGCGGAACATGAAGCTGTGGTCCAAGCTCTGCAAGGGGTACGGCCTGCAGTGGAACCCGTACTTCGTGGCGTTTTCTGGAGGTGGATGATGAAGTGTTTTTATCACTCGGCGGATCTCGACGGTAAGTGCTCGGCGGCCATCGTGCTGCGAAAGCATCCCTGCTGCGAGATGATCGGCATAGACCACGGCCAGCCTTTCCCCTGGGATGACATCAAGGATGACGAGGTTGTCTTCATGGTTGATTTCAGCCTTCAGCCTTTTGTGGACATGGTCCGCCTAAACGGCATGTGCACGCTGACCTGGATTGACCACCACAAGAGCGCCATCACGGATCACTGCTCATCCGTGATGGACGGGACACACGTTCAGTTTGCAGGCCTTGCTTCTACAGGCCTCGGCGCCTGCGCCCTAACCTGGCAGTATCTATTCCCGAATGATGCCGTTCCCCGGGCCGTGCAGCTTCTTGCCGAGTACGACGTATGGGACCACCACGATCCTGAATGCCTCCCGTTTCAGTACGGGATGCGGCTTGGGATTGAAGGCCGAAAGCAGGTTGACTGGAATTTGCTATTTGATGGCCATGGAATTAATGAAATCGTGTCCGGAGGCCGTACTGTCCTTCAATATCAAAAAGAGCAGGACGCCGGGCACGCCAAGCACCTGTGCTTCGATACCACCCTGGGAGAACTAAAACTTCTGGCCGCCAATACCGGGCCGAGTAACAGCAAGTTTTTCGACTCCGTATGGGACGCTGACAAGTACGACGCGATGTGCTTGTTTCGCTGGTCGCCATCTGCCGAGAAGTGGACGGTGAACCTGTTCACAGACAAGGAAGGGCTTGACCTGGGCGCCACCTGCAAGGCCCTGGGCGGAGGCGGACACGCCGGAGGTGCCGGGTTCCAGTGCGCCGAGCTTCCCTTTGAGCTCCGCGCGCGATAGATACGGAACGGCGTGTGACATATCTTTCTTTTTACTGGAGGTAGCATGAGCGATTTCAAGCTGAAGATCGGCCCGGGCGAGGGTCAGTACCTGGTGCGCACCATGCGCAGGACCAGTGAGATGCTGGTGGGCGGCGACGCCTTCACGGCCAAGGACGGCACCCAGGGCCTGCTCATCCCGGAGAAGGAGGCCGCCAAGTACACGATGAACCTGTGCATGGTGGCGGCCGTCGGCCTGGGCCGCATGCTCCCGACTGGCGAGCGGGCCCCGATGCTGTACAAGGAGGGGGACGTGGTGCTGATCAGGTCGGAACCCATGCACGTTCCCAACGAGGTTGACCAGGAGCTGGTGGCCCTGGTGGACGCCTCCACCATCGCTGGTGTGATCCTCGAGGGCCTGGATCTGGAGAACTACGAGATCGGGATCACCCTCTTTGAGGAGTACCAGAACCACGTCGCGGCCAAGGCGGAGCAGGATGCCGACCGGGCCGACGAGCAGGCCCAGCAGCCCAGGATCTACCAGTCGTAAGGAGAACCATGCCCCCGAAGAAGAAACCCGAGATCCAGATGATCCGCATGATGCCGGGCGCCGGCGCTGACCACTTCAAGCCCGCTGGCGGCCGCTACACCTTCAAGCTGACGGCCGAGGGCGTGGAGGTCTACGACACCGGCCACATTACCGACCTGTGGCCCTGGTGCATGGTCAAGCAGGTCCACTACGGCGCCCCGCCCAAGACCCCGGCCAAGGCCGCCGCCGAGACCGATGCGCCGGACCAGGCGCCGCCTGAGTAGTTGCGCCGCTGGACCTCATCACAGCGCAACCGAGTTGCTGCAGCCATAGCCGCGCTTTTATTCGATTACCAGATGGCTGCCGCAGCGGACACCAACAGGCGCAAGTGCCTCTGGACCACCCGCCGAGCTGGAAAGACCTTCACCATCCTCGCGGACATGATGGTCAAGGGGCTGCTGACCATCAACAGCATGAGCGTCTTCGTCAGCCTCACCTTCGATGCTGCCGAGGCCATCGCCTGGCCGATCCTAAAGAAGATCTGCCGCCTGGTGGGAATGGTCCCAGGCCGTGATGTTCGGTTCCAGGAGGAGAAGCTGAGGATCACCCTGCCGGGCGGAAGCACCATCCAGCTCTACGGCGCGAACCGTCTGGCCGTCATCTACAAGCTGTACGGACGCGCCATCCTGAGCGCCGCAGTGGATGAGGCGGCCTTCATGCCTGCCGTGACCAACGACCTGGTAGAGGACGTCCTGTACCCCGGAACGCTGGACCACGACAACGGCACGATGTGGATTGCCAGCATCCCGGGCATCATCCCCATGGGCCTGCACTATGAGCTCACCCACCAATTCGATTACAAAGATATCTTCTCCGGGCGGCGGCCTCACGCCACCCTCAAGGCCCCCGAGGCAGAGCTGTGGAAGGTGCACACCTGGACCACGGCCCAGAACCCGCACATGGCCCGCCAGTTTGCTGATGAGCTCTCAGAGAAGGCCAGGGTCAACCCCAAGTACATGGAGGACCCGAAAACCCTGCGGACCTACTTTAAGGCCTGGGTTCAAGAGCTGGGCAAAAAGGTCTACAGGTTCGACCCCTTCAAGCTCAACAAATATCCGCACATCTGGAAACCGCAGCCGTCTGATCGATATGTCCTTGGAATAGATAGCGGGTGGAATGATGCCAAGGCCCTGAGCCTCAACGGGTGGCGCGAGAACAGTGGACACCTGGTAGAGATCTGGAGCTGGAAAAAATCATTCCTCCTGCTCAAGCCGTTCGCTGATGTGATCCGCGAGTGTGTTGCATCATACCCGGTGGATGAGGCCCAGGGCGGCAGGTTCCAGATGGTGGGCGACTCCTCCAACCTGGAGGTCTTCAACGAACTGCGCCTGGCCCACGGCTTGCCCATCATGGAGGCCGAGCGGTGGGACAAGCGGACCTGGATTGACATCTTCAACAGCCAGGCCGCGGAGGGCCGGCTTTCAGTTCAGGAGCCAGAAAAGAGCCCAAGCGTTGAGGAGACCACGAAGCTGGTCAAGAAATACCGCCCGGACGGGACGTGGGTGGAACAGCCCGGGATGCCCAATGACTGCTGCGATGCTCGCCTTGTGGCCTTCCGCCATGCGCGGCATTATCTACGGGGCGAGGTTGAGCCTGAAACGGTGCTCACCGCCAGCGAGATGAATGCCCGGGAATCAAAGAAGATGCGTCAGGAGTACTTCGATAGCCTCGAGGACCAGGGATCAGGTGAGTGGAATGACTTCTAATAATGAGAAATCGAACCTGCATTGGTGGGAGACAAAAACCCCACACCTGGGCGTTTACGAGACCATTGGGGAGCTGCGCCAGGACATCGATCAGCGGAATGTGAAGCTGCGCCGGCACATGTCCGCCTACCTCAACAAGGACGTTTCAGGATGGATTCCTGGAACCGAGGTTGATGAGGACACGAGGTGGCGCAACGCGCTGAAGGGCGAAAAGCAGCTCTACCTGAACCCTGCCCGGTCGTGCGTGCAGACCCTGGCCGCCCGCATCGCGGCTCAGAAGATCACCCCTACCTTTTTGACCAGCATCAGCGACCCGGACGCCTGGAAGCTCCAGCGCCAGGCCAAGCAGATGCAGAAGGCCGTCCAGGGCGAGTGGTACAAGGGCAACGTCTACCGCAAGGCCGTAAAGGTGTTCCACGACGCCGGGATCATGGACCTGGGGGCCATGGCCGTCTACGCGAGGGACGGAGAGGTTGTTTTCGAGCGGGTGTTCCCCGGGCAGATCATCGTCCCGGAGACCGATTACCTCACCGCTGAGATCCCGCGCACCCTGTACCAGGTGGCCTATGTGAGCGCCGGCGTGCTCAAGGCCCGATACCCGGACAAGGAAGAGGAGATCATGGGCGCCATCGGGGACTTCACCGATGAGGTCTCGGCCGGTGACGGGTCCGTGGCCCGGGTGACGGACATCATCGAGGTGATCGAGGGTTGGCACCTCCCCAGCGGGCCCAAGGCTGGGGACGGCAAGCATTGCTGCGTGATCAAGGGCGCGACCCTGTACAAGGAGAAGTACGACCGAGATCACTACCCGTTCGCCTTCCTCCGATGGTCTGAGCCGGTGCTGGGCTTCTACAGCCAGGGCGTCATGGAGAGTGAGGAGCCCCTTCAGATGGAGCTGAACAAGCTCTTGCGCCGGGTCCAGGGAGCCATGCACCTGTTCAGTAATGCCAAGATCATCGCCCCGAAGGATGCGAAGCTGAACCCCGACAAGATCCGCAACGTCAATGGGGACCTGGTGGAGTACGAGGGCAACGTCAAACCCGTGGTGGAGATGCCCACCAGCATCAACTCGGAGGTCTTCAGGTTTGTAGGCCAACTCCGAGAGTGGATTTTTGAGAGCGAGGGCGTTTCTCAGATGAGCGCCACCAGCGTCAAGCCTGCCGGGATCGAGTCGGGCCGGGCGCTTAATACCCTGGCCGACCTTGAGACCGGGCGCCATGCCCTGCTGTCCACCAGCTGGGAGAACTTCTTCATGGACATCGCGGACCTGACGGTTGAGGCATGCAAGGACCTGGGGGACCACGTCAGCAGATCCAGGACCAAGAACGGCTACAGCGAGATCAAGTGGTCTGAGATTGACCTGGATCGCACCGCCTACGAGCTGCAGGTGTTCCCCACCTCGTTCCTCCCGATCACCCCCACGGGGCGCCTGGAGACGGTGGAGCGGCTGGAGAAGGGCGGATTCGTCACAAGCAAGGAGGAGGCGCGCAAGCTGCTCTCCTTCCCCGACCTGGAGCACTCCGACAGCCTGGCCACGGCGGCCATTGACGATGTGGACCGCCAGATCGAGGAGATGCTGGAAGGCGAGGAGCAGAGCCCTGAGCCCTACATGGTGATGCAGCAGGGGATCATCGACCGGGTGTCTGCCGCGATGTTCCGGGCCAAGTCGTACAAGTACCCGGAGGACCGGATCAGCCTCCTTCAGGACTGGATTGATCAGGCCCAGGCCATGCAGGAGGAGGAGGTAGCCAAGCGCCAGATGCAGATGGAAGTGATGCAGGCAGCGGAGCAGATGCCGCCAGAGGGCGCCGGCGGCCCACCCGCTCCACCCCAAGGAATGCCCCCGGGGATGCCCCCGGATGTTTTACCCGAGCCAGTAATCCCACAATAGCCAGGAGGAGATGATGCCAGACCAGTTGGATCAAGAGGCGGCAGCAGAGCTTGAAGTGAGCGGGATTCCCCCCGTAGAAGACCCGGACATGTCCACGCTGGACCCCGTGGCGCCGGAGCCGGTGACCCCCGCGGTGCTGGGCGAGCCCGATCCGCCCCCCGTGGTGGACCCCCTGGCTGTTGATCCGCATGAGGCCACCCGCCTGGAGCTGGAGCGCAAGGACCGAGAGCAGCATGACGCAGGCGTGGCCTTGCGAGCCCAGCAGCACGAGCTGGATCAGTTCCGGGCCCTGAAGCAGGGCGTCTCTGGAACCCCGGAGGAGCAGCGCGCGGCCCTGAAGGCCCTGGGCTTCGATGCTGGCGCGGCAACGGAGCTCGCCCTGGGCGGGACCCCGGAGGCTCCGGACGTCACGGCCCAGATCGCGGCCATGCAGAAGCGCCTGGATGACCGGGACGCAGCGGACAACGACGCATCCCGGGCGGCCAACGTTAACGCGGAGCATGCGCGCCTGGCCTCCGTCCTGGCCGAAAAAGCGGACAGCCACCCCGTTCTGGCGAGCACTGGAACCCAGGGTGTGCAGGCCGTCTACCGCGGCGTGCTGGCCCATGTTCAGGCCCGCAACGCGGTGGGAATCCAGGGCGCCGGCGCGATGCCCGATCAGGCGTCCTTTGATCGAATCCTCGTGAGTGCGGAGGCGGAGGTCAAGGGAAACGTCTTGACAAACATCAATGAACTTCTCAAGAATAAAATATTCGAGGATCACGTAAGGTCCAAGCTGGGCACACCAAGCCAGGCCGCCCCACCCGCGCCAGTAGATCTCGGGGCACCACCCAGCAAAGCGATCACCGGCGACCTAAACGGGGAGCCGATCACCGAGGAGCGGGTAGTAACCGCCGAACAAGCCGAACAAGACGTGCTGGATTACCTGGACAAAGCCATCAGAAGCGGCGCCAAGCTCTAGCACCTAAACCACCGCCGCGATGGGTCTAACGACCTAACGCCAGCACCTTCCTCCCTCCAAGCCAGAAGAGGGGGACTCCTGAGCGGCAATAACAGGAGACCCTCATGGCTGTTACCACCTACGCACTCTGGGACGCACTCAAGCACATGTACGCGCCCTGGCGTCTCGAAAGCACCGTTGCCAACTACAACCCGGCCTGGATGGCCGCCGCGAAGTCCACCGATGGCGGAGGCGAGGACTATTCGTTCTACGTCGAGTACGACATCCCGGGGCGGAGCAACACCTTCGCCGTGGCCCAGCGCAACGCCGGCCGGGTGCGTCATGCCAAGTTCCCGATGACCTTTGCCGATGATCACAGCGTGATCCAGATCGGCGAGAAGCTGCTGGCGGGCTCCAACACCAGCGCCAAGGCCATCAGAAACACCATGAAGGTGCAGACGGACGGCGCGCTGACCGCCCTTCGCAACAGCTGCGGGCGCAACATGTTCGGTGATGGTTCAGGCTCCCTCGGGGCCATCAGCGCCACGGCGGCCCTGGGCACCACCACCCTGCTGTTCGCTGACGCCCTGGACGTGGTCAACTTCCACGAGGGCCAACAGCTGGTCTTCGCCCTGAATGCCGCCTCTGCCCTGCGAAGCACCACCCCGCTGGCCGTCACCCGCGTGGACGAGCTGGCCGGGTCGGTCACCCTGGCCCTCTCCCCGAACAGCCTGGCGGCCGGTATCGCCGCTGGGGACCTCATCTTCACCGAGGGTGACTATGTCACCGCGGCCGACCGCCTGAGCTTCCTGGGCTTCGCTGCCTGGATCCCCACCACCGCCGAGTTCACGGCAAACTCGACCATCTTCGGCTACAACCGGGTGGTCAACCGGACGAGCCTGGCCGGGTATTACTTCTCCGATGCGGCTGGCGGCGATTACGCCGGCTTCAACGAGGATGACGCCCTGCAGCTGGCCGGCGAGTACGTCTCACGCGGCGGCGGCGTGATGAACACCTGCTTCATGAACCCCTTCCGCATCCGGCGCCTGATCAACGCCGTCGGCAGCGTGGAGCGGTACTACAAGCAGGTGCCCTTCAAGGCCGAGAACGGCAAGGTGGTGGCCACCCTGGGCTACGAGGTGATCAAGGTCGCTACCCCGGCCGGGATCATCGAGTGCATCGGGGATCGAAACTGCCCCCGGGACAGCATCTACGCTGGCGACAAGGACAAGCTGCAGGTGGTGAGCATCAGCAGCGTCCCCCACTGGGCGGGCCCGCAGGCTCAGTCCGGCCGCCCGATGGAGAGCTCCCTGGCCCGTGAGTTCCGGCTGGTGGCGTGGCCCCAGTTCGGGATCAAGCGCCCCCGCTCGTGGTGCAGGTTCGACTTCGTATAACCCCTTCCGGGGGCCTCGCTACGGTGGGGCCCCCGCTCTGACAGGAGCGTGAAATGGGCAACAGGAAATACGCGCCAGGGGTTACTCGGGCCAGGTTTAACGATGTCGTCTTTGAAGGCGTCATTACAACCGACGGCACCGGCGACGCAAACTCCGTCAACTTTCCAGGTGTGGTTGCCGACCCTGCCCTGGTGAGAACTGGAGTCGGTCAGTACACCTTCAACCTCCAGGACGATTTCAAGCGGTTTCTGGGGGCACGGGTTGCTATCAGCAATAGCGCCGATCCTGGCGTGCGCTGGTATATCTCGGATCACACAACGTCATCCGTGGTTTTGCAGTTCACGAACCTGAGCAGCCCGCCGGCGGCAGTCAACGTTCTCGACGCGGGCCTATTCGTGCAGATCACGATGGAGAAGTAGCCTACCTGAGCCAAGGACAGGTGTAACATGGCCCGCAATGAGACCCTTGCCAACCTGATCACGCGGGCCTACGACCTGGCCGGAATTCCAGAGCCGGCCAACGAGACCGCAGGTTACATCACAAAGCCGCAGATGCGCCGCTTCCTCAATGAGGGGATCGGGCTCTATTACCGTACCCTGGTGAGCTGCAGCCCTGACTGGGTTGAGCGAGATCACCCCGTCACCGTGGTGGCCGGCACCGCAACCTACTCGCTCCCGAGCGACTTCTGGAAGGTCCGCAGCGTCGGGGTTGCCTACCACGGGCGCATCATCCCCATGCGGCGGTACATGTCCTCGGAGCGCTACCAGCTCCAGATCTCAAGCCAGATCCCAGACTGGCGCTACCGCATCGTGGACAGCGGGATCAGGTTGACGGGTGAGGTTCAGTTCCAGATCAGGCCAGAGCCCCAGGCCGGCGCCACGGTCACGGTCTTTTACATCCCAAATGCCCCGAAGTTGAACACCGACGGGACCGACGACACCGAGCAGTTGGACGGCGTTGTCGGCTGGGATGAGGTGATCGTCATGCACGCCACGATCAAGGTGAAGGAGAAGCAGGAGGAGGACGTGGCGGACCTGCAGGGGGACCTGGCCGTGCTGCTCGGGGAGATCAACGTTGATGCCACCGACCGGGACGAAGGAGAGCCCAAGCGTGTGCGAGACGTGGAGCTGGACCTGGTCGACTCCGATATCTACGCCAGGTGGTCCAGGTAATGCCCCCAGCAAGAACAGCCACAGATCGCGAAGATGTCCAGGATGGGCAGGATACCCTTGAGACTGAGGTTGCCGCCCTGCAGGACGAGTCCTTGGGCTTCAAGAGCAACCCAGTGGCCATCACATTCGGCGGGGCTGGTTCCGAGCAGGTAAACCACGGCCTTGGCCGGCTCCCGGTGGGCTGGCTGCAGTCGGACCTGGTGGGAGCCGGGGTCATCGTGGACCGTGTGACCTGGGACAAGAACACCATCACCTTCAGGGCCTCCGGAGCCTGCACATTCGCCGCGCGTGTGTACTAATGACCGTCCGCAAGCGTACCGGCCTGGATAAGAAGGTCATCGGGCTGAAGGCTGGACAGGTGGGCTTGGATACCGGCACCAATCCGCAGCTGGTGGACCAGTCCTGGCTCAAGGTCGAGAATGCACGCTGGACCAAGAAAGGGGCCATTACCAAGCGCTTTGGTTTGGATGCTCTGCCGGCTTCCTACTCCGACCCCCACGCCGCGGTCTACAAGGGTGACCTGGTGGTGCTGGACCGGGCCATAAAAGCCTTTGAGGGCGATGCATGGTCCACCGGGGTGATGCGGCAGGCGGATACCCTGGCGATATGGAGCGTCATCCAGGGGCGCCACGCGGTGCAGCAGGGCGTGGCCGTACAGCAGCCCAACACAGCAAGGATAGAGGCTGCCAGGCTCGAGGTCAGGTGCTCCCAGGAGATCAACAGCCTCACCGCCACCAACAACGCCGTGATCCGCTCCTACAACACCACCAGCGGCCAGATGATAGCCGAGGAGACCCTGCAGACTGGCGCTTCCGCCATGCATACCCGCTTGATCGTGGCCCTGGATACATTGGAGGTGTTTTGTTTCTACATCGCGGCAGCCGGAGGGGCCAAACTCCGATACAGGATCGTCACTGCGGCGGGAGCGATTTCGGCAGAGGTAAATACCGGCCTGGTTGCAACTAGCAGCTTTCAGCTTGACGTGGTGAGCATAGGCGGGAGGGTATTTCAGGGAATCGCAAGGGATGCCGCCGGCGCCTCGGTGCGGATCATGCGGGTTGACGCAAATACGCTTACCTACACCTCCACCACGGAGGCCATAGCAGACGCAGACGCCGTGGCCTGCTGGCTCCAGAGTCCTACCTTGTGGGTGGGTGCCTACTTTGACAGGACAACGCTGCGTATCTACGTCACCGGCTACAACCTCACGGACCTGACACAGACCTTCGCCCCCTTCGCCGTTGGTGGCAGTCCCCTGGCGCCGGCCGTACCGCCTACTATGAACGCAGGGGAGGAGGCGGCGAACATGACCGGGATCGCCCTGTCAGCCGCTACGGGCTACCTGTTCTACACCTGGTACGACGGCGGGACGCTCAAGCCGCAGGTGTACAGGGTTGATCTCGATTTCACCGTGCCCGCTATCCCGGTAGATGGCGGATTCACTAAGATCCAAGGCAAGGCCCAGATTATTAGCAAACCATGGCTGGACCGCGGTCTGGTTTCCCTGTGTGTTACCCAGCCCGATGCCCTGGACTGCTACATCATCGATCTGAGCGGTCTGCTTGCCGGAAAGGCCTTGATCTTCTCCAGCGCAAGCAACAACAACACAAACGATTGGGGCATCGCAGACACCATCCTGCTGGACCAGAGCGGGGGATACCTCACATCGGCCGCCCGCATCCTTGACGAGGACGGAGACACCATCGCCGGGGCATCCCTGGAGATAAGCAACCCTGACCAGGTGGAGAGCATCGAGACGGAGGAGGCCCTGATCATCGGGGGGAGCCTGCCCCAATACTGGGACGGGGTGACCGTTGTGGAGCTCGGCTACCTGCTGCAGCAGCCCGAGGACCCAACGGTGGCAAACCCGGCCGTAGCAGTCGGGGCCGTGGACCAGGGCCAGCACTTCTACTTGTACACCTACCAATGGTACGACGCGAAGAACCTGCTCCATGAGAGTGCGCCCAGCAGCCAGGTGACCATCAACGTTGGGGCGCCGCCGAACAGCTCCGTGGTGCTCACCTGCCCGTGCCTGCACAACACCAACAAGCCCAACGTCAGGATCGCGATCTACAGGACCCTCAAGGCAGCGGCTGCCACCACCACCATGTACCTGGTGGGCACGAGGACCAATAGCCTGGTGCTGGATACCGTGGACTTCACGGACCTGCTCTCCGATGCCGTCGTGTCCACCAACTCCACCCTGTACACCACGGGCGCTGTACTTGAGAACGCTCAGCCCCCGCTTGGGGAGGTTCACTGCCTCCACCAGAGCCGGCACTTCGTGGTGGACGCTGAGCGCCCGGACACGTTGATCCGCTACTCCAAGGTGTTCTCGCGCGGCGTAAGCAACCTCATCGCGCCAGAGCACAGCGACACCCTGGTCATCAACATCCCGCCAGAGGGTGGAGCCATCACAGCTCTTGCATCCTTTTATGATTCCTTGATCGCCTTCAAGGTGGACCGCGCCTACAGGGTGACCGGGACCGGCCTGAGCGCCTTTGGCCTGGGCCGCGGGTACTCCGAGCCCTACCTGGTGAGCGAGGCAGTGGGTTGCATCAAGCAGAAGAGCCTGGTGGAGTTGCCCGGGGCCCTGGCCTTCCTTGCGCCCACCGGCCTGCACCAGCTCAGCACCAAGTTTGCCGTCGCGGCATTGGGGGACCAGGTCCGCCACTTCACCGAGGCCTACACCTACCGCTCTGGCGCCCTGCTCCCTGGCCAGCATGCCGCGGCCTGGGTCAGCGATGGCCTTGACGCCCCTGTGTTGGTGTATGACTACCTGTACGGCCTGTGGTCCACATGGACGAACGGCCAGGCCAAGGACTGCGCCACGGTTGACGGTGAACTCGCCATGGTTGGAGCTGGCGCCGCCGCAGAGGCCGTCCGAGGCCAGACACTGGGAGCCTACACGGACGGAGGGATCAGCCCCACCACCACCCTGGAGAGCGGGATCTTCAACTTCGCCGGGCTGGCCGCCTTCCAGCGCCTGTACTCGCTGCTGGTGGAGGGCTACAGCCTGGACGATTTCCGCCTGCTGGTGGCCTTCCAGTACGATAATGACCCAGAGTGGAAGGATGAGCAGGAGTTGGACACCGTTGATCTGGACGCTTTTGAGATGGGTGAGTATTACGGCGCCGGCTCTGGCAGCTACAATGAAGACGCCCTGTTGATGAGGGCTCTACCATATAGGCAGAGAATCACGAGCTTTCGGGTGAGGATAAGGGACGCGGAGCAGACCGGGCAGAGCTTCACGTTCACCGGGATGGCCGCTGTAGTTGGCCTGCTTAACCGGGAGATGCGGCTGGGGCCGCGGAGGAGCGCAAGCTGATGGGTTGGGAAGCACATGCACTAAGTCCAGGAGACCTTATAGGCGATCCCGATCCGCGTGCTTATTTTGGCGAAGGGATGGGCCGTGCGACTGGCCGCGGATCTGGGATGGTTGGCGGTCTATACCGAGACAGCAAGCAAGCCATGGCTGGGCAGCGGCTGGCCATGGATCGCCTTCGATCCTACGCAACCGGCGAGCAGAGCATGGCCAGACAGCAGGCTCAGCGCCAGGGCGTCCAGCAGGACAGGGCGTATCAATCTCTCGCGTCAACAGGCCAGAGGGGAGGCAGGAGTGCATCCGTTGATCGCGGCGCCTCGCTTCAGCGGGACACCGGAGCCCGGGACCTGCAGGCGCGGTCTGTTGTAGCCCAGCAGCTAGAGAGGCAGGCCGCGGCCAAGGCGTATGCAGCGGCGGCAGATCGAAACATGAAGACACAAATGGGTCTGGAGAGGACAGCCAGCGGGTATACCCAGCTTGGCATCAAGGACAAGGACAAGCGTAGAAGGGCTACTTCAATGATGGATGACCTGCAGGCATCCACCCAGGCCAGAAGCTATCAGGACTATCTCGGCAACGTAAAGAAAGATAGCAGTGTATCCACAGCCATGGGAGATGCCGGCCTTGCTATAGTAACTCTCGGCTCCAACCTGTAGGAGAGTAGCAGATGACAATTGACGCATATACCGGCGCCACCGGGGAAGAAGATAGCTACTACGATCCGATATACGATACAACCGCCCCTCAGTGGAAAAAGGGGATCCCGAGATGGGGCGAGGATGAGGCCCGGTCTGTCGCGTCAAGGTCCTCTGGCCTCCGAGATCAACAACTTGGCGCCATGGGGGTACTTGGCGACCAAACCACCGGTGTAACGGCTGCCGAGAGGATAGGAGCCTACCAGGGTGGCCAGGCCCTGCAAAAGGGAGCCGGTGCCATGTCCGCCGGCGGTGACCCGGCTTCGGCTAGAGCTGCAATGTTAGGTTACGGCCAGGCAGGCAGCACCATCGGCGGAAAAACCATGGCCGGAGCGGCTGACGAGCGCAGAGGGGCCCTGCAGAACTACTCAACTGGCGCAACCCAGGCAGCCGCTGGTCAGCAGGCGCTGGAGAGGGAAAAGCTCGCATACTCCCAGCTTGCAACACAAGACAAGTGGAATACGATGGACGCGGATGTCCGTTATCGGCACGCCCAGGAAAAGGCCAGGGCGTCGAGAGCCTACGCAGCCGGATTGATTAGCGATTCTGATTATCAGCGGACGCTATCCTTAATCGATGCAGGCGGAACCGCACTCGGTGCTGCTGGAAATGCGCTGTCTGCTTACAAAAAGGAAGCGTAAAATGGGCGGACCTTACGAGTCTGAATATATTCCTCCGTACCCAACAATCGGCACCGAAGGTCCTGTTCCAGCTATTGCATATTCGGCCACCCCTGTAGCGAATGAAGAGATGGCCTTGTCGGCATACATGGATCGACAGGACGCGGTTGAGCAGGAGGTTTTGGCGGCTGCACAGCCGCTTGGGATTGCCCCTTCCGTGCCTCCCGTGTTTCCTGTTTCATCCGCTCAATCTGTTCCGGCCGGGGCGCCCGTGCAACCGGTTGCACCACCCAGGATGGCGAATCTAGGTGGCAGTTCTCAGTGGGGGAAAACAACCAGCACAACCACCCCGCTTGCTCCGGTTTCTCCTGAACTTACGGAGAGCAGAAACAGGGCATATCAAGCACTTGCGGCATCAAAGCAGGCGGAGGGTCGAGCCATTGAGGCCGGGGCCAGACAGCAACAGGGCGCCCGCATGGTCTATGAGTCCTTAAAGAAAAAGGACGCAGCAAAGGCAGAAGCACGGCGAATGAAATACCTATCCGACGCCGAGGAGAGAGAGGAAACGCGCGCGGGAGTTAGGCAAGAAAAAAGAGATTTTAAAGTTGATCCACATAGGCGGTTCAGGAACACGACCGGACTTCTCGGCGGCCTAGCCATGGCAATCGCAGCCGGAGCAAAGGCTTTCGTGATGTCGGAGCGGGGGATAGGTGGCCCGAATCCGATCATGCAAATGATGAATGATCTGGTTGACAGGGATATCAAGATGCAAGAGGGGGAGCTTGAAAACCTAAATGACCAAGAGGCCGCGATTACCAACGACCTCGGCATGCTCAGGGCAGAATACGGCGACGACCGAGAGGGTGAGAGCGAGCTGCGCCTTATGAGGATAGAGGATTTCAAGGGACTCCTTCAGACAATGAAGGCCCGAACCGGGAGCGCCATATCCCGCGCAAACATCGATACGGGGTTGGCGCAGGTCGACATCGGCTTCCAGAATCAGCTCATCAGCGAGGAGGAAAAGCGCCAGGCGCGGTCAACTGAGACGGTAACCCGAGGCGGATCCTCCAGGCGCGGCCTCGTCGGAGGAGCTGCGGCCAAGGTGGAAAAGGCAGCCAAGCTCCCAGACGACGTGCGCAAAGATGCTGTCCTTGGCCTGCAGGTTATGCGCTTGTCCGATGTTGCCCGGGGGAAGATCCTCTCGGGCGGGTACGGGCCTATCAGCAAGCGATGGCCCGCAGGGGACCAGAGGCGAATAAGGGAGGTCCTCATCAAGCCCCTGCTGACCAAGCTCGGGAGGATGAACGCTGGCGGCGTGCTCTCTGATGATGAGTACAACCGGGCAAAGACATCCCTTGATGCCGAACTAACCACGCCAGAGGACATGGGCAAGACCCTGGGCGAGATCCAAAAGAACGTGGCGGCGGACATCGCGGTCAACCTCCAAGGGGCAGCAGCCGCCCAGGAAGGCGTGCCCGGGATGGTCAAACTCCTGCAGCGCTACACCAAAAACCGCCCGCTCCCGGGGCTCAAGTAGGGGGCCATGGCGCCGATAATCACCGAGGCAGACCGCCGCGCCTACCTGGTGGACCCGTGGACTGGTGTGGTCTCAAAGGTGAAGTCTGTTGCAGAGCGCGCGCAGGCTGCAGCCGAGGGCCTTGTCCAGGCCACCCCTGCAGACATCGCCCAGGAGAAGCGGCGTCAGGAGTACGACAAGCCAGGACTGGCTCTGCTGGCTGGCGCCCTTCGTGGCGGAACTTTTGGCCTATCAGACCTCGCTATGGTTCAATCTGGCGCCGTGGAGGCAGAAACACTTCGAGGCCTCCAGGAGTTCTCCCCCATCTACAGCGGCGCCGGTGATGTTGCTGGATCGGTCGCTACTCTTTTCGCCGGACCTGGTTCGCTTCTGCTCAAAGGCGCAGGGAAGGCCGGAGCGGCTACAGCTCGCGGGATAGCTGAGGCCGGCTCCGCCGCGAGACAGGTTGGCCGTGGCGCCCTTGCCGCCACCCGTGGAGCTGCTCACCCATTGGCCGCCGGCGCCGCCGCTCGTGCTGAGATGTCAACATTGGCCAGGCTGTCACAGCCAGCGGAAGCTGGCCTCCTGTCGGACTTGGCCGGAACAGCTGTAAGGGAGGGAATCGTCGGCGGCGCCATCGGAGCAGGGCAGGCCACTAGCGATATTGCCCTGTCACCCGAGGAGTTGTCTTCCGCCCAGGTCCTGGAGAAGTTGGCGGACGGGACAAAATCAGGGGCAATGGTTTTTGCTGGTCTCGGAACCGGGATGCGCGTTGTTGGCCGAGGCGCCAAGGCAGCACAAAAGTACTTTGGCCGCGGCCTGGAGGATCTGGAGGCGTCCCAAAAGTCGCTCAAGGTGCTACAGGCCGACCTGCGGGCAGCTGAGGCGATCACAGGGGACCCTGCGGCCGTATCCATGGCAAGGTCTGAACTGCGAGCCGCCCAGGAAGGCGTGGGAGTGTCTGAGCAGGCCCTGGCAACAGCCCGCATGGAGGAGGCTGCTGGACTTGGAGCACAGGGCACAATCAAGGCCAAGAATGCCCTGAAGGCCGCACAAGAGCGCACCATTGTAGCCGCAGAGCGGGCCGAGGTTGCCGCCCTTGCCCCGGACATGTCGGCAATAGGCAGGGCGAAGGAGTTGATACTCGCAGGAGAGCAGCGCCTGGCCACATCCGAGGCAACCTTTGCCAACAGGGTGACGGGGCGAGCCGTAGGGCTGGGGCTGGCCTACTACATGGGCGGCGGCGTTGGGATGCAGGCTCTTGGGTTCTTCATGGGGCCCAGGATGATGAAATACGTGAACCGCATCGCCGGAAGGATGAAGGGGCCCATCGGCGGCGTTGTGCGCGATGTACAGGACGCTTTCAAGCCAGAGATTATCCAGTATGCAAAATGGCCCCTTGAGCGGGCCGTAGGAGGGTTCGCCGTTGGTGGTCCAGCCGGCGCCGCTGTTCAACTTGGCCTTGGGCGCCTTGAGGAGACGACGGGAGGCGCCGCCATCATGTCGGCCGTCGAGTCGGTGTTCCCCCGGGCGGCACAAAAGGGAGGGCTTGGAATATCTGAGTGGGCATCAACTCTTGCAGGAAAAGCGCAGTCAAAGGGGACCGGGATCCTGGCGAATACCGAGGACTGGACCGACGAAAAGGCCCGCGCTCTTGCAGGGATAGACTTAACCCGCATGGAGGCCGGCCTGCTGTCGAGCCTCAACCCTGATATCCCAAATATGGTTGCCCAGGAGGCGGTATCCAAGGTTACAGACATCATGGCCTACCTGCAGGAGGTGAACCCCGCGAATATATACCAGGAGGGCAAGATTCCACGGGCTGCGGCGGCGAAGTTTAAAGCCAAGCTCTCAACCGTCGTTGATCCCGAGGTGTTCCTTAAGGCGCTCGCAGAGGGCAGGCTTTCACCCGGCTCCCCGGAAGTCGAGGCCATGCGGCGGGCTTACCCCGGGGCCATGCAGCAACTGCAGGGCATATTTCAGGCAGCGGTTACCAAGACGTACGCACTTGGCGGGACCGTTGAGCGCAAATATCTAAAAAACCTCCAGGCGATTGGTGTTAAGGTCAGCACACCAAAGCAGTACAACCCGGCCCGCGAGAGGTATCTTTTATCCCTCGTGGAGCCAACCCAGCCAGGCCCGAAACCGCGGCCTCGACCCATTACAGGCGCGGCCAAGGCGAGCGCAACGCAGTCCCAGAGGCTACAAAGAGGCCAGTAATGGGCATCCCAGAAGGTTTTTCCGAAGTACCCCGCAGCGTCCCCCTTCCGAAGCCGAGAGTCAGACAACCGAAAAGGGATACGACCCTGAAGCGGGTTGTGATCTGCACCCCCTCCCTGCTCATGGGCGGGGCGGAAAAGATGGCTATCGAGCTGGCTCACGGGCTGTCAGAGCTTGGCCACCCGGTGGAGCTGGTGGACGTGTCCCGAGACGGCCTGCCCGACCTCGCCGGGGTGGGGGCTACCATCTGGTGGGGTCGCGTGTTCGAGGGGCAGGACAAGCCCCCAGGGAGCGTGTATGTGCTGCATTCGCCGGGCGGCGATGTTCCTCGGGACGCAATGGCGATGGGAGAGGGTGGCCTCATTGATGGGCTCGTCTCTGTGAGCCATGAGGCGCTGTCTCTCGTGTTGGCTTACTGCCCAGCGGAGATCATCCAGAACGGCTCCACCGCCCCCGACGCCTTCACCCGGCGCAAGCGCATCAGCCCGGATGAGCCCTTCATCATCGGCCACCTCGGACGGTACGCCCCGGAGAAGGGGTTCAACACCATCCTCGAGGCCCTGTCCTTGCTGCCGGAGCATGTACGGCTGGAGTGCTGGGGCGAGGGGCCGATAAAGAGCGCCCTGAGCCAGCGTGCCTTTGACTTTGGTGTTGGCGGGCGGGCAACATTCCACGGCCCCACCGCTGACATCGATCATGCCCTGGCCCGCGTTGACTGCCTGGTCTTCGCCGGGGATTACGAGGGCTGCCCGATGGCGGCTATCGAGGGGGCCTTGCGGGGCATCCCGATTGTGCATTTTGGCCAGGGGGTGCTCAGCGAATGGATGGGGCATGTAGATGCCCCGACATCCGACCGCCTTGCGGTGATGATTGCCGGCCTGGCAAGCGACCCGAAACAGCACAAGCTGCTGTCCGATTTATGCCGAGACAGGGCCAGAAGAGAGCACACCACCGCCAAGATGGCCCAGTCCTACTCCGACCTGATCCAGTCCATGGAGAGCACCAGGTCGGCCCCCGCGCGCGCGCCAGAGCCAGAGCCCGCCCCGATCCTCACCGGCACAACCCTCTCGATAGACCGCTACGGACACGCCTTCCACAACAACGCGATGCAGGTCCGCCGCGCCTTCGGCCACGAGTACGACTTCACCGTCATGCCCTGGACCGAGCTGATGACGGCCACCGAGCCACACGGGTGTGACCACTTCATCGCCTTCTGGTGGGATGGCCTCCGGGAGATCGCCGGGAAGGTCCGGGCGAACCGATTCACCCTCTGCCTCTACGACAAGTACAGCTGGGCGAACCAGCGGGACAAGCTGGCCGAGGCCCTGTTCATTTGCTCCGGGGTGGTGGTGGCCAACGCCGATGTGCAAGAGACCCTGGAGGCGATGTTTGAGGGCGAGGAGCTGCCGCCCATCTTCATCTGCCCGGACGGGGTGGACCTGGACCTGTTCCCGCCGCAGCCCTTCCCCGAAGAGTTCACCCTGGGCTGGTGTGGCAACAGCAACCCATCCAAGGACATCGCCGGGGTGGATGTGTACGACCTGAAGGGCCTGGAGCTGATCAAGGAGGCCGCCGAGCGGTGCAAGGTCCCGCTGGTGGTTCACGACCTGGCCCACGATGAGCCGATCCCTCACCACCAGATGGCCGAGAAGTTCTACAGGCGGATCTCATGCTACGTGAATATGAGCATCGAGGAGGGCGGGCCCAATACGGTCAAGGAGGCGGCGGCGTGCGGGCGGCCGGCCATCACTACCGGGGTGGGAGACATGGGCGCCTTCATGGTCCACGAGAGCGGCTGGATCGTCCATCGCGGCGTTGGTTCCCTCTGCACGGCAATCGAGGATATAAGGGAGTGGGACCTGCAGGAGGCCGGGAGGCAGGCTCAAACCAGGGCAGTCTCCTGGCGATGGTCCAAGCTCGTCAAGGCATGGGCCCCAGCCTTGGCCGTCGCCCCCCGAGACCCGGACCTGTCCGCCCTGGTGACCGCCTTCGTCATCACGACAGGCGAGCCGTCCACCGCTGAGTGTATCGAGCGCCTGGAGGCCCAGACCCGAAAGGTCAATATCGTGCTGGTGGAGAACGTCTCCCCGATGCACCGCGCCTTCCAGGCCATGTTGGACACCTGCGAGACGCCCTACTACATCCAGGTGGACGCGGATATGCTCCTGGACCTGGACGCCGTGGAGAAGCTCTACAAGGGCATCACGGGCACCTCCCCTCTGTGCGCCCAGTACACCGACTGGCTGTGGGGGCGCGAAGAGGGACGCCCTATCATGGGGGTGAAGATCTACCGCCACCGCATCACCAGGAACTACCCCTACGAGGACTCAATCTCCTGCGAGACGCCCCAGTATGAGGCCATGGCCAAGGACGGCTTTGACATCGCGGCGCCGGCGGATGTTCCCTGGCTTCGGGAGCAGTGTGCGGGTGAGCACTTCGCGGCCCAGACCGAGCAGATGGCCTTCACCCGCTGGCAGAGGCTCATGATCAAGCTCAGGGCCCGCCCGCAGCACATGGGCTGGCTGGCAGCTGAGGGGCACCACGAAGCGCGGATCCAGGACTGGCTGGACGACCCGGAGGACAAGATCAAGCGGGCCATGGCGCTTGGGGTGCTCTCCGGCCTTGGCGCGGACCTGCCACCGCCCACCGAGCTGGACGCCTCACGCCCTGACCCGACCTTCGCGCGGCTCAACTACTGGTTCAGTGGCATGCCCCCCGGCCCCCGGGAGCTGACCCTGTACCTGACCGGGGAGTGCAACAAGAGCTGCTGGTTCTGCGCTCGCCAGCAGGATCCCAACTTCCAGCGCACCGGGGAGCTGCGGCTTGACACCCTGGTGGACACCCTGGACAACTCCCCGAGCATCGAATCGGTGTGCTTTGCCGGGTTCGGTGAGCCCCTGATGCACTCCAACCTCGTGGACCTGTTCGCGGAGTGCAACGCCAGGGGGCTCAATACGGGGCTGATCACCAATGGGTTGCTGCTGCAGGAGAACCTGGAGAACCTGAAGGCCTGGAAGCCTGGCTATGTGTCAATGAGCCTTGAGAGCTTAAATGGTGATGAAAACAAGTATCCCATTGGCGCATTCAACGTCATGTCAGCAACCGGGATCCGCGTTGGGTTTTCCATGCTCATCACCAAGGGCGGGCTGAGTCGGATAAAGAAAACCATCGACATGGCCAAGATCTCCGGGGCTGACTTCGTGCACTTCCACAACCTCCTACCCCATGGAGATGAGAAAGCGTTTGAGTACAACGTGATCCGCATCGGAACCCCGGAAGCCGAGGAGCTGGAGCGCATCAAGGCCAGCGGAATCGGTGACGGCCTGGTCGAGGCCTGGCCCGTTCCCATCGGTGACCCGGAGGACTGCCCGCGCACCTGTCAGAGCCCATTCGTGAGCATCGGGGTGGACGCCAACGGGGCGGTGACCCCCTGCCGGCGCATCCTGCCGCCTGACATCGACAAACACGGAGGAATCTACTGGCCCATGCTGTGGCACTCCAAGAGCTTCGAGACGCTGCGGGCTCAGATGATGGGGGACCTGCCCTTGCCTGATACCTGCGCCAAGTGCTTCGGGGGGTGGTCCTCATGAGTTGCGAGATCTGCCAAGACACCAGGACGCGCCCCACCCGCTACAACAACGTGTTCGGCATGGGGGCCGACTTGGTCCAGTGCCTGGGCTGCGGCGCCAGGTTCTACGCCGGGACCATGGGTGACGAGAGGTTCTACACCTCGGCTGCCTACGACGAGTACATCCGCAAGTCCTACGAATACGGGGACCCGGCCAGCGAGGACGCCAGCAACCTCCAGATGTTCAGGGATGTGCGATGGGGCATTTTCGCGGATGCTATTAAGGAGTTGAGCCGCATCGGCCCTGAACCGGGCCCGGCTACCCTGTTCGAGGTGGGGGCCGCCTGGGGTGAAATGCTCCTGGTAGCCAAGCACCTCGGCTTCGAGGTCTCCGGCTGCGATGCCTCCCGGGCTGGTCCCGAAGTGGGGGCGATGCACGGGCTTGACATCCAGAGCGCGATCCTCCAAAAGGCCACCCTCCCCGAGAACCTGGACGCCGTGATCATGTGGGACATGATCGAGCACACGTTCACCCCGGGGGCGGACCTGCGCAAGGTGTTCGCCCACCTCCGGCCGGGCGGTGCTCTCCTGCTCAAGACCTTCTACGAGGAGTGGCACTTTGACCGGGATCTGGACCTGACCCAGGAGAACCAGGCGCGCGGCCTCCAGACCTCTGGGCAGTTCGCGCCCAACGCCCACCCCTACCACTTCACCAGCGGCGCCCTTTGTCAGATCCTGCTGGGGGTGGGGTTTGAGCTTCGCAAGGTGTCGCTGGACTCGGAAAGCGGCCTGATCACGGTCTACGCGGTGAAGCCATGAGAGTAATAGGCATGATCGCCCCGAGCTGGAGCGGCTCAACCCTCTGGAACCTCATCCTTGACGGCCTCCCCGGGGTTACAGGAGTCGGCGAGGATCACTGGATTGTTGACCATCGCACCTTTAACCGGCCCTACTACTGCACCGAGTGCCGGGACGATCCCTGCTCGATCTTCACCCCCGCGGCGCTGGAGGAAATAGCAGACTGTGCTGGGTTCCCTGGGACGTGGTGGCCCGCGCTGGCAAAGGCTACCGGCTGCGACATCATCGTCACGAGCGACAAGAGCCCGCACCACTACGAGAGGTTTGGGCTGCCCGATATTTGCATGGTGCCATACAAGGACATGCGGGCCCACGTCGCCTCGTTCGTGGTCAACTGGCTCCGCAAGAACAAGAGCATCTGGGACAAGAGCGGGACCCTCATGGAGGACGTGAACCCCACGGACGCCGAGGTGCAGGAGGGTATCCCGTGGGTGGTCGGCAACTACAACACGGTTCTGGACTGGGCCGAGGGTAAGGGGCTGCCCGTCCACGCCGTTAAGCTGGAAGATCTGGCCCTGCACCCATACCGGACGCTCCGGGCCACCTGCGCCGCCCTGGGGCTGCCCCTGGACTTCACCGCGCTGGACTTCACCGCTCAGCCGCATCACCACATCGGCGGCAACTTCTCGGTGAGGTTCCACCACGGCAAGGACTACCCGACGAAGGGCGTAGAGCGGACCTATGCCCACCAGTGGCAAGAAAAGTTCAAGGGGCGCATTGCCCTTGATGACAAATGGAAATCGATCCTCACGCCAAGTCAGGCGGAGGCTATAATGCAGGATGAACGGGCGCTGGCACTAGAGACCCGGTTCAGGAGGCTGAGATGTCGAGAGGACGATATTACACAGTGAAGAGCGACAAACTGGGCCCCGCGCTTGGAGTGGTAACTGGTGCCGAGGGGCGCCTTGACCTCCAGCCACTTGCCGAGGCCGCCCTGGCGAGCAATCCCCCTACTTACCCGATGACGATTGAGGCAAGCTCTGTCTCTCTCGGGCACTACCTGCGCCAGGGCGGTGAAACTGTCGTGCTGGGCGGGATAACCATCAACAACTACCCATTGCCGACGGGCGGGACATTCGTTTTCACCGTCGAGAATGCATCAGAGGCCTTTTTGGCTCATGAAACCACGACTGCTCCCGCGGCCGGCCTGCTCATCTGCAGCCGCCTCGATAAGGTGTAGCCATGCCCCGCACTGGTGGAGGAAATGCGGCAGAGGTTGAAGCGGCTCTGGTTGCGCATGCTGCTCTCGGGACGGGCACCCATGACGGCACCCTTGATAATGACCGGGACCCAAACGCCCACGGAATAGAGGGCGCATACCACACCGGGGCGGGCGACAGCGTCACCAAGGACGTGGGCACGCTGGCCGCCGATGTGGCCCAGGGCGACGCCCCCGCGGCGGCCCAGGCCGCGGCGGAGCTGGCCAGCGACCCTGCCGGCAGCGCCGCCGCCGCACAGGCAGCTTCTGACCCTGTAGGAACATCTGCAACCCACGCGGCACTGGCCATCACCCACGGCGCGCCCAACGCCATCGCGGACACCGGGGACGCACGCTTCCCGACAGGCGACGAGAAGGCCGCCCTGGCCGGCACCGGCACCCCTGCGGCTGGCGACAAATACGTCAACGACTCCGACGCCAGGAACACCAACGAGCGCACCCCGCCCGATGCCACGGTCTCCCTGGCCAAGCTCGATACCGACATGACCAATTTCGTCGGGGTTGCCAACGGCCTCGCCCTCGATAGCCCATCCGTGACCGTGGACAGCGACGGCGCGACCATCACAGCATCCATCCAGAAAGAGGGCGGCGGGAACATCCGTATCATGTTCTCCACCGGCGTCTACACCTGGACCACTGCTCCGGCTACCATCGCGCTTACGCAGGGTACAGACGAGGTATTCGTCAGGAATTACATTTACATCCTTGAGACGACCAAAGCCCTGACCGTGAGCACCGTCGGCTGGCCCGCTGACAATATCGAGCACATGCGGATTGGGGATGTGCTCTGTCAGACCGCCGCAACCATGGCCACGAAAAAAGTCATGAAGCTGCAGGCGTGGACCGACCACGTCGCATCCAGCCCAGGAAACGGTCACATCGCCCATGACGGCGCGTATATCCGTCAGCAGCATGCGTCCTATGTGAGCGGCGCGGCCCCTACCTTCTCCGGGACCGGAACCGCCACCATCGGCCTGTCCACCACGGCGGGCGTGATATATCAGAGCCATCAGCACAGTTTCCCTCTTTTCAGCAACCCGGCGACCATCTACTGCGTCAACGACCCGGATACGGCCTACCGCGAGATCACCAACATCGCTGACCTTCTCAAGGACAGCACAGGTGCGAGCCTCACCGGCAAGACATACGCGATCACGTTCTGGGGTTGTGTCTCAGAGGCCACGGGCGACTGCAAGATCTACTGCTCCCTTCCGGCCGGGTCCGAGGGCGCAAACAAGGCAAGCAAGGTCCGCGAGGACAAGAAGAAGGAAATCGACTACTCGATCCCGTCTGAGTTTCTTGGGACCGGCTTTTTGCTCTACCGCCTCGTCATCTGGAACGACGCCGACACGACATGGACCCTGTACACGGGCGGGCGCGGGGACGATCTCAGGGGCAAGATTCCGAATACGGCGGCTGGAGGCGGTGCCGTTGCCGGTAGCGAGTTCTCTGACGCCGAGTTTGAGATACAAAACAGCGCCGACGATACCTCGCTTTACAAGTACAACCTTGCTGGAATGACGGCTGGCGCGGAACTGGAAGAAGTCGTGTCCATGACCGCCAACCGAACCCGAACCCAGCCCGATGCGGATGGGACTTACCTTATGACCGACGGCGACGGGTCCGCGCTTACCGGAATATCGGCTGGAGGCGGGACCCTTGTACACACTCCTGCCTATGCTGATGTTTATTCACCGACGGAGCTGAGCGGCAACTGGGTAAACGGGGCCGCTTTTCTTATCTCCGAGGCTTGTAGCGTTATTGGCGTGCGGCTAAATGCACAGGTTATAGCTAATCCGCACACCCTGCGCGTGAAGTTGTGGAACGGATCAAACTCACAGGTAGCGACACAGGACTTTGTGATCGCCGGCGCGATAGGTCCAACGACCCTGACCTTTACAGCGCCGTATTCCATCCCAATAGCATCCGTCGGGGAGACATGGACGATCAGCGCTTACGAAACCACCGGAGCTAAACACACGGCCCAGACGACTACCTCAAACCTGATAACTTTGCCCTATCACGTTGGTCCTATCGTTTTCACGGTGCGCCCATTGAAGTTCGGCGTTGGCGATATTTTCCCAAACCAGGTGGCAGGCAGTGAGGTATATACAATCGGGCCCGTGATCAGCGTTCCTGTCGTCTACTAGGTCAAGTCGGTACCGCGCCTGGGATGGCGCACTGGAGCAGTAGATGCACCCGATCATCACCCTCATGGAGTCCACATCCACCCTCGGCCCCGGGGAGCTCGGCATAGCTGGCGCCCTGGCCGTCCTCATCGTCACCGTGGCCGGCGTGCTCAAGGACTTGTCAACCGCCTGGATACGCACCGCCATGGCCCAGCGCCGCAACGCCAAGGAGGGACGCCAGGACCCGCTGGATGCCCTGATGCTGGCGGTGGAGCAGCTGGCCACTGCGGAGAAGCGCAGGGCCCACGCCGCGGCCCGCAACAGCGGCAAGCTGTCGGAGGTGCACAAGGCCACCGTGGCCTACGACCGGGACGGCAAGCCGCAGAAGCGCGGGTGCGACCCGGGCGGGTGCGCCGCGGCCCTGGCCGGAACAACTGAAGCAAGCCCCACCTTATAAATCTTTTCATCTCTGCAATATTCTTTCCAGCAAATAATCCATTGACACACCCTCTCGTGTGGGTAATAACAAATTACCTACCAAAAGGAATATATCAATGGACGGAACCAAAAGACATGTGATCACCCTGAAGCTGGCCGAGCACCTTCAATCTCGGTTTGAGGCCTTCCGGCTGCGCCTGCAGGTGATCGTTCGCTCAAGCAAGAAGCCCTCCATCATCGCCACTGCCGACTGGCTGATCGGCTACGCCATGGACTGCCTGGACGAAGACATCGTGCCGGCCAGCATGGGCGGGATGGTGCTCCCCGTGAAGCCGCAGGACGCTGACGGCTCTTGAATGAGCTGGCACTTTTTGCAGGGGCAGGAGGAGGCATCCTGGGAGGGGTCCTCCTTGGATGGCGCACCGTCTGCGCTGTTGAAAATGCTGCCTACCCCAGGTCAGTGCTCCTCCGAAGACAGGCCGACGGGTGCCTGCCCCGGTTCCCCGTCTGGGACGATGTCTGCACCTTTGACGGGCGACCGTGGCGAGGGCGCGTCGATGTCATCAGCGGCGGATTCCCGTGCCAGGACATCAGCACAGCAGGTAAAGGGGAAGGCATCGACGGTGCAAGGTCCGGCCTCTGGGCAGAGATGGCCCGGATCATTCGCGAGGTTCGACCCGCTTACGGCTTCGTGGAAAACAGCCCAATGCTTACTTCTCGGGGGCTCGGAGTTGTTCAAGGAGACCTGGCCGAAATGGGGAAGGATGATCGCTGGGGTGTGCTGGGAGCTCACCACGTTGGCGCCAACCACAAGAGGGACCGGATCTGGATCCTGGCCAACTCCAATCGCCTCGGACAGCAAAGGGAGTCTTGGTGCTCACCGCGGGGACGGAAGGCCAAAGACAAACCTGGCCAGGGAAGTGAAGATGTGGCCCACGCCTACGGTGAGGGACTGCAACACGATCAAGAAGGTGACTCGGGCCTCCGGCTCTTCAGGGGGAGGGACTCCGCTGGTTCTGGCGGCGCTCGGCAAGGATGGACACGGCAACCCAACGAGCCGATGGCCGACTCCCCGGGCCTCAATGCAGGACATGGGCACGATGGAGATGAGCCGCTACAGCGGGACAGAGCGCAAGACGGGGAGCGGGCGGGCACAATACAACCCAGAGAATGGTGGGCAGTTGAACCCAACGTGGGTCGAGTGGCTCATGGGGTGGCCTCTCGGGTGGACCGACTTAAAGCCATTGGAAATGGGCAAGTTCCAGCAGTGGCTGCGCTTGCATGGCGTGTCCTCGGAGGACCAGTGATCGAAACTCAAGCAACAGGACCAGGAAATCCATGAGCTACTCCAAGCTGTTCGGAAGCATCATCCACTCCACCGTCTGGAGGTCCGGCAAGGACGTGCAGATCCTGTGGATCACCCTGCTGGCCATGTGCGACAGGGACGGCGTGGTGGAGTCCTCCCTGCCCGGACTGGCCGATGCTGCGCGCCTGGATATGCAGGAGGCCAAGGCGGCGCTGCAGGTGCTGCTGGACCCCGACGAGTTCTCGCGCACCCCTGATCACGGCGGGCGCCGGGTTGAGCCCGTTGACGGCGGGTGGGTCCTGCTCAACTATGAAAAGTACAGGGATAAAGACGCCTTGGAGGACAGACGGCGCAAAGACGCGGACCGACAGGCGCGAAAGCGAGCCCGTGACAAAAGAGCGGAATCCCGTGACAGTCACGCCATGTCACGCCCTGTCACGAATAATCCACCATCAGCAGCAGCTGCAGCTGCAGCAGCATCTACATCAGCAGCAGCAACACCATCTAAAGCAGAAGAGAGAAGCGAGCGATACATACCGCTCGCCCGTTGGTGGGGGGAGAATCATCCCTATTGGCATGGGAAGAACTTCACCAAGGAGCTCCCCAGTTGGGCGGACGCCCTGCGCAAGGTGGTGGAGACGGACAAGAAGACGGAGTTGGAGATCCGGGCAATCGGTGAGTTCGTCTTCAAGGACCACGACGACCAGGCCGACGGGTTCCCGGGCTGGCGTGACAACTGTCTGACGCCCCCGGCCCTGCGCAAGAAGAAGAAGGGCAAGAGCGACCCGCGCACCAAGCTGGAGAAGATAGAGGCGGCCATGGCCCGCGGAAAAAGTGGAGGGTTCAAGACCAAGGGCAAGCAGACCACCTTCCCGGTGGCGCCGGCCAACATTCTTGACGGCTGCTACACGGGCGAGGACGAGGAGGACTAGCGTGATGGCACGAAAAAGCATTGAAGAGATGAGCATGCCGGAAATCCTGGAGGACATGGGTCTTCTTCCCGACATCTCACCGCGGCCCCCTACTGATGATGAAATACTCGAGGCTCAGGAGCTTCAGCAGAAACTAGACCAGATGAACCTCGAGGCCGAGTTGCGCAGCCTGGAGGTCCCGCCCAATGAGAGGGAGTTCATTCTCACCGGGGTGACCCGGCCGCGGAACAACAAGCCGGGGCACGCATTCAGGGAGACTGAAGCTATCGCGAAGCTCAAGGCGGCCCTGGGCAGGGGCTCCCGCGTGGTGGTGCTCGCCGGACCTGGTGGCAACGCAAAGACGGACGCCGGCTGCAGGGCCATGGCCAACGGGTGCCGGCTGAAGATGCCCCTCAAGACGGTCAGAAATCGCGCCATCCGGGACAGCGCCTACCTGTGGGTCCCTGGCCGTTTCATCGATGCCCCCACCCTTGGGATAGCCCTGCGGCGCTGGTGGACAGAGGACCCGTTGAAGTTCAGAGCTGGCCCGCTGTCCCCATACCTGCTCGCCCCTTGGCTCCTAGTGGACGATCTGGGAGAGGAGGAGGCGGAGGACGTGGAGAGGATCGGGCGCTTCTTTGATGCCCGGGACCGTGAAGACCGGGGCGAGATGCGGACCTTGATCACCACAAACCTTGGCTGGGACAAGAAGACGGCCAAGGAGAAGAAGGCCACGCTGTCCGTGTACGGCAACCGAGTGTTGCAGCGGTGGGTGGCGTCGGGCTTTGCGTGGCTGTGGACGGATGAACAGGTGAGGCCCACAGGTAGTGGATGCGGAAACGACCCTAAAAGCAAGGGGTGACAAATGAAGCAAGAGATCGAGAGACGTTGTGGGTTGTACATTCGGGTGAGCACCCCCGATCAGCGGCCAGAGCTACAAAGACTGGAGCAAGGAGGAGGTATCGTGAGCCTCTTCCCCCTCGTGGTCGCCTTCAGTGGCGGCAAGGACTCCACCGCCATGGCCCTGCGCCTGGCCGAGATGGGGCGGTCATTTTGCCTACTACACACGGCCACCGGCAATGAACTGCCGGGGGTGCGCGAGCACCTAGAACGGGTGGTGAAGGCCACGGGGGCGGAACTGATCGATCTGGATGCCCCCACGCTGGAGGAATTGATTGAGGAGCAGGACTGCCTCCCCTCCTGGCGGATGCGTTGGTGTACCCGGATGATCAAAATCGAGCCCATGGCCCGCTGGCTGCACGAAAACCGGGGCTGCATGTTGGCCGTGGGTCTCCGTGCCGATGAGCTTGGCAGGGTTGGAGGAACCTATGACGCCGGGGACGCCGGGATCTCCTACCCGCTCAGAGAATGGGGATGGGATGAGCGCCGCGTTATCGAATACTGCGCGGCCCGTGGATATGCCCCACCCGACCGTACAGACTGCGCCGTGTGCTTTTTCCAGACACTCGGGGAGTGGTGGACGCTCTGGATGGAGCACCCGGAGATGTACGCCCAGGGCGAGCAGTGGGAGGAGCAGGTAGGTCACACCTTCCGGTCCCCGAGCCGGGACACTCAACCGGCATCCATGAAGAACTTGAGATTGAAATTCGAGGCTGGTTACACGCCGAGACAAACCCGGAGGAAGGCCACATGTCGCGTTTGCTCAATGTAGTAACCACCCGTTGCAGCAAAGGGAACGACACGAAATGAGTCCATGGGACGACGAAGAAGAAGAGGATGACTACTACGACGGATACGAAGACCAGCCCGAAGAAGACCCAGGCTGCGTCCTGGGCGACAAATGCGTCAATCCGCACCTCTACCACACCAGCGGCGAGTGCGCCTCAGCAGAGGACATGGAGGCGTACTTCGCTGAGTGTGAGCGTCAACAGCAGGTAGAACCCACCGATAACAGCAAACCGGAGGGCTGAACAATGAAGAGGCGATCCTTTAAAAGAGAAAGCAGAATGAATAAAGAAGAAATTAAACAGGTAGCAGGAATGCTGCTTGGCGTGGTCATGGTGGACTTTGCCCACAACCCCAAGTGTGAAGGTGTGACCATCGGGTATTGGGCTAAAAGGGTAATTAGCGTCGGTTTACTTGCCCCGGGCCCGGTTAAGGAGTGGATGCTCAAGTGCCGCCCGCCGGCGGAAATTGACTATGACGGCTTCGCGGCCATCCTGGAGGCGATAGGGATCGGCTTTGAAACAAAGCCCGATTACATAGCGGGGGATGGGGTCATGCGCGTTATTGAATCAACGCAGATATTCGCAGCCGCCGATGATCTCTTAGGGGCCGACGCCCGGGAGGCATTTAATCAAATTTCTAAGATCTTCAACATGGGTGCGAAGTACCCAACCCCCAACTAGGAAAGGAATAACCAAATGTCAGAGCTTGATCAATATTTCACATTCCAATGACCGATTGGTGCTGGTGCCGGCCAACATGAGCAGATAAACAACGCGCCGCCCAGGGAGTATTAGAAGCGCCCCGGGCTTATCCGTGGCGGACAACCGTGGCGGCGCTCTTTTTCAGGAGGGAAATATGTTCAAGGCAGCATTTGAAGCGCGCCTGATGTCTCAGGCCGAGGACGTTTACAAGGGAAAGAAGGGCGGCCGGGAACAAAAGCGCCTGTCCATCAAGCTGAACTACACCTTTGACCAGGCCCTGGCCGAGAGCATCGGCGGTGACGCGGTCAAGGTGCAGCAGATGCTGTCCAACGGGGACGACAGGCCCAGCCGCCTGGCCGGCGCTCCCCTGCACCTGGACACCAACAAGGCGGAGGTCTGGTTGTTCACCGGGGACGAGGCCGCGCCAGACGAGGAGTTGTACTTCAAGACCACCATGGACCTCAGCGGACGGGTCAGCGCCGCCATGAAGGCAGGCGGCCCTGATTTGTCGCTGGATATCACCATTTCTGTGGAGCTCGGTGACAATGCAGTCGATGTCCTGTCCTTCATCCACCGCAACCTGCTCGGCCGGGTGTGGGTCAAGATGAACCGTGCGCAGCAGGACATGTTCCCGGCCGAGGATGCGGCCGCCGTGGACATCTACAACCACGCCACGGCACTCGGCAAGCTGGTGATCGATGACTTCCGCGCCGGGCGGGGCGTGCACGCCGACACCAAGCCGGCGACCATCAAGGCGCTGCTCAAGCTGGCGGTCAAGCATGGCGTGCCGCAGGGCGACCCGATGATGGAGGCAGTAGAGGCAGCCAGCAGAAGGTAGGGCGCGCAAGCGAAGGAGGGTCAACGAGATGAGCAAGAATTCAGCAGACTGGTGGACGGCATGCAACTGCCCATACACGGGGTGCTCGCGGCTGGCGCTTCCTGCGGCCGAAAGGCCGGAGGGGTGCCGCAAGTGCTGGCTGCCGGGCATGATCACGGGGTACTTCCAGGGCATCCACGGGGCTGGCGAGGTCCTGCCTGGCCCAGGTTTCGGCATTGAACCTGCCCCTGCGCATCAGATTAAGCTCCACCCCAACCGCCTGCGCAAGTGCCTGACCACGCGCAAGCCTCAGCGGTACGGGTGGATCATGGGCGAGCCTGCCGAGGTTGCGCGGGCCCATCCTGAGTACATCGCGGCGTGCGTTGGCGTGGCCCTGGCCAGGCCTGAACAGAGATGCCCGGGCCCATTGCCAGCTGTCCGGCGTACCGTTCTGGCTCAAGTCCCCGCTGGCGCTGGATGGAGCCGAGCACCGGGCCCTTCCCGAAGGCTGGCCCGCGTGACCCGCCCGCCCCGCAGCGTGGACGAGCTGGCCGCCAGGCACGCCGGAAAGAAGCCGAGCCCCGTGGAAGTCAAGGCCGCCCTGGTGGAGGAGAGGGCCCACCTGGTGAACCTGCACAGGTGCTGCAAGGAGCACATCTTGATCCTTCGCCAGCGGAGGGATGAGTGCTCCAAGCGCCTGAAGAAGATCGACAAGATATTGAACCGATAAACCCGCGCCACGCGGCGCATTATCAACCACTGACCAACAGACCGGAGGGTCACCATGTCTGACGCTAAAACCAAGGATATGCAGTTCACCAGCAATAGCCTGTGCAAGATTGAGAAGTGGTCGCACCCCACCTTGGGCATGATGTTGGAGCTCAACGGAGGGTATGCCACCGAGGCGGAGATCCTCAAGTCGGTATCTGACTTCTTCGGCAAGGAGGTCTCCTTCGTTGAGAAGAAGGCTCCCTCCCGGCGCACCTGCGACCAGCTAAAGGCGGAGCTGCGGGGCATCATGGCCTCCCTGGAGCTCGCCGCGGCGGAGGAGAAAGACCCAAAGGCCAAGGCGGACCTCAGCTTGCCGACCCTCTCCTCCCTGCTCAAGGTGAAGGAGGAGACCGTCTCGAAGCTGCTCACCAAGATCAAGGAGGAGCTCCCCGGCACCGGCCAGGTCGGCCAGTAGCTCCAGCTGCACCCCCTCCTCTCGCGGCTCCTCCCGCGCATTAAAATAAAATTGCAGATCGGCAACATCTGCTATTGACCCGTATTAAAGTCATGTCAATATAGACTATCAGCAAGGACGGAGGGTCACCATGAAAAGAAGGACTGAGATCGGGTGGTGGTGGGCCGCGGGGGCCTGGCCAGCGTGGACGTCAGCGAGGCCCAGGCCGCCAGCTTCCTCAGCGCCTGCGGAATTTCCCCTATTTCAAACCTGACTATCAAGGAGGCACCAGATGCCAAATGAAATCGACTTTGAAGCCCTGGCCGCACCGCTTAAGGCGGAGGACATCACCTGGCGGGTGAAGACGGCGGACATCAAGAACGGAAAGCCCTGGGCGCTGGTGCTGGCCTACGTGACCTCCCGCGCCATCATGGACCGCCTGGACGAGGTGGTGGGCGCAGCGCGCTGGACAGACACCTACATGCCCGGCCCGGCCGGCGGTGTCATGTGCGGGATCGGAGTCCAGATTGACGGCGAGTGGGTCTGGAAGTACGACGGCGCCGACAATACGGACGTGGAGGCGGTCAAGGGTGGCTACAGCGCGGCATTCAAGCGCGCCGCGGTGAAGTGGGGGATCGGGCGCTACCTGTACAATCTGAAGGGCGGGTGGGCCAACATCCACGACAACGGCAAGCTGAAGGGCAAGACCAAGGGGAAAGACGGGAAGTACTTCAAGTGGGATCCTCCTGCCCTGCCCAAGTGGGCCCTGCTCGCCGGCGCCAAGCCCGAGGAGAAGGCCGCGCAGCCTCCCCCGGATGATGACGACCAGGACCACGGCGCCGCCGAGCTCGAGCAGGCCCAGGCCAACGCCGCCACGGCCAAGCAGATCAAGACCATCAAGGACCTGCTGAAGCTGGACCTCTTGACGGAGGAGTCGGAGGACTACACCCGCGACAAGATCCGGGCGGGCATGAATAAAGCCACGGCGATCAGCATCATCGAGAAGCTGGAGAAGCTGAACGCCGAAGCGGACCTGCACTGATGGCGCCCTACAAGCACAAGCCCCTGGAGCCGCACGACCCCACGCGCCGCCACCTGACCCGCGAGGAGAAGGACGCCGGCACGGATGCCAGCATGGCCGCTGCTGCCGCTTGGCGTGAGAGGCACTTCGGCAAGGGGTCCGTGATTCTGTGCACCACGCGGGAGCGGGCCCCGGAGGAGAGCAGATGAAGGCCAACAAGGAGTCCATCAAGGGCAGCCTGCGCCTGCTCAAGCTGGTGCTGATGTTCTACCGCGCCAGCCGTCAGCCTGTGCGCGCATCGGAGTGGGCCCGGATCTCGGGGTGCTGTCAGCGAACGGCCTACCGTGACATCGTGGCCCTGCAGGAGGCCGGATTCCCGCTGTACAGCGACGCCCGGGGGTGGCATGCTGCCTGCGGCATGCTGCCTGCGCGCCTTCTCAACCTGCTGGCGAACCTGTGAGGAGACATGATGGCGATCAAATCAGGCATCAAAACAACTGAATTCTGGTTATCCCTGGCGGCCCAGGTCCTCGGCGGCCTGATGGCCACCGGCGCCATCCCCATCGCCCACTGGTCCGGGCAGCTGGTGGGCGCTGTGCTGGTGATCCTCGGCGCGATGGGCTACACGCACAGCCGGGGCAAGGTCAAGGCCTCCTCGCCGCTGCTGCCCCTGCTGCTGGTGCTCTCCCTGGGCGTGGGAGGCTGCGCATTCCTCAAGGCCATGCCCTGGGATGACATCATCAAGGCCGGCGGCATCCTGGTGGACGCTGCGGGAAAGGCGACCCCCTACACCTGCAAGAAAATGGAGGAGATGAGCGCGGGCGCGGAGCACCTGGCCCGCTGCTACAAGGCGGACTCCATCATCAAGGAGAAGGTGGGCCCGGGCTACGGCATCGGGGTGGGACTGGCTGGCACGTTCGCCACGGCGGCGCCGCTGGAGGTGCCGGGACTCGGTCCTGTGCTGGTCATGGCGCTGTCCGTGGGCGCCAAGCCGGTTGACCTCACTGGACAGCCCGCAGTCAAGTGCATCGGGTTCAAGTGCCCCACCACGGCCAAGGGTGGGGTCAAGGTGGTGGACTCGCCCCCGGTGCAGTAGATGACGGGTGACGCCTGGCTCCCCGCTGGCATCGATTCCCCATGGCTGCCCGGGTTCACCATCTGGCAGGACGACGAGTACCTCGAGGGGGCCCTGCGCGAGCTGGACAGCGAACCCGAGGGGCTGATCATCCACAGCGGCCACCGAAACGAAGGCGTGGCCGACTACACCACCAACGAGGGGGACGACCGCAGGGTGAGCTACCACGCCGCATGGAGCAAGCGGCATCAGGACTTCGTCCTCACCGTGCCCCTGACCCACAGGGCAAGCCACGCCGGCGCCTGGAACTGTTGGTATGGCCTGGCCTTGCCGGGGCCCTACGACCAGGACCCGCGGGACGCAGGGCAGCATGAGGCCTTCCGGCGGCTCATCTGGACATGGTGCGCGGTCAAGCCCGGCCTGCGCTTCTGGACGCGTCACAGCATCGTAAGCGACACGCGCCACGACCCGGGGCCTGGGTTCAAGGATAGCTGGATGGAGGGGACGGGGCTGGAACTGTGGACGCCTACTCGCCAGACGAATAGAACTTAAACGATGTCCATTGGCCGGGAGCGATTCCGTAGATGGATATTCGGCATTCATCTTGCTGGTTGAAGTGCAGTATTCCCTCCGAGCAGCGAACTGACGATCTGTGGACGTACTTGTAAATGTCAGGAACATCGCTGGATCCTACCGGATAGGCTTCCCCTCCATGTGCAGTTGCAAGCCCAGCTCTGGTTTGAGTTACAAGGATAAGTGGTCTGAAAACCTTTAATGTGCCGAGTCCTTCCATCCTTCACCTCCAATAGTTACCAATAAGCTGACATGACTATAAATCTTGTCAACAGCAAAACTCATGTCCATTTACCGTTGACAACCTCATGTCCGTCTGCATTATAAGTAGACATGACTGAAGCGAACAAAGCAGACGCCACCGCCCCACCGCCCAAGAAGCGCAAGAAGCGGGAGAAGAAGCTCAAAGAGCGCCTCGAGCCGATCCAGGTAAGGGAGGGCACCAAGCGCCGCCTGGAGAACGCCAAGGCCCGCCTGGGCTTCAAGGGCAGGGCCGACGTGGTGCGCCTGGGAATCGACAAGGTGTGCATCAAGGCGGACGACGAGAGCGCCTCCTGATGGGCCGTTCCCCCCTTCACACCGCGAAGATGGAGAAGGAAATCTGCTACGGCGTGGCCCTGTGCCTGAAAATATCATAATGGATGAACTGACAGAGGAATGGCTGGAGATGTTCGAGCAGGACCGCCCCGACTGGAACAAGTCCGCATTCTGGCGCCTGGTTCCAATTGTCGGCCTTCCTCATGGCGTTGACCCCGAAGATCCAAGGGTGGTGGCTGCCGTTGCGGAGCTGTCGGAGTAGATGTCCTACCGCAGCACAAAAATAGACGACAACCAGAAAGAGATCGTCGCGGCCCTGGGCGCCGCCGGCTGCTCAGTTGACAGCCTCGCCGCGGTTGGCGGTGGCGTGCCTGACCTGCTGGTGGGCCTGCGCGGGCACACCTACCTGCTGGAGGTCAAGGACGGGCGCAAGGTGCCATCAGCGCGCCAGCTTACGCCAGCACAGAAGAAGTGGATTCCAGCCTGGCGCGGCCGCCCCGTGGCGGTGGTCAAGAACACCAAGGAGGCCCTGCGCGCCGTGGGGTTCGATATCAAATGAGCGAATGGGACGACACGACCACGCCGCTAAACCCCTGGGTTGAAGCACGCCGCGAAGCATCCCGAAAGCGTGAACAAGACCGCCAAGACGCCATTTTCAAGGCCCTGAAGGCCAGAAACCACTCCGACCCCGTCAAGGTGCGCGCCCGCAAGATGGTCGGCCAGGCCGTCAAGCGCGGCGAGCTGCGCCAGCTGCCGTGCAACTGGACACCAAAGGGAGGCTCCAAGTGCGGCTGCATGCCCACAGAGGCTCACCATTACAGCTATGAGCGTGGCCAGGAGCTCAAGGTGCGCTGGCTGTGCAAGGAGCATCACGACATACTGAGCCGGGCCGAGCTGCGCAAGCGCATGCAGAGTGCCGCCGAGGCTCGCAGACCGCGGCAGGAGAGGATCGAGGCTCCTGGGGTGATTGTGCTGGAGGACTGAGCGATGGAATGGGAAATAGCCGTATTCAAGTTCATCATGTTCGCGTGCCTTGGGAGCCTCGCTGTTATTTGCATGGGCGCAACGGTCTGGGCGCTGAAGAAGATGTTCAAGCGATGAGCTACCGAGACCGGGCCAAGAGGCTGGAGAACATGACCCGAGAGATAATGAGTAGTCTCCCTGAGTCATGCAGGGATGAGGCGCTGAGGCGTGCAGATCCACTGCTCAAGCAGCTCTACACTGACTTGCTGATGTTCGGCAGATGCTCGGTGATCATGGATGAGGATGGTGGGCTCAAGAGGGTTGATCCAGCGGAGAGGACAGACCCTGCAAGGTGCGAGATTGATCCAGAGACGGGGGAGGTCCGAGAGCTTGGCATCATGCCGCGAGAGGGGATATTGCGATGAGCAGCGACAGCGAGAAGCGACTACACAGACTCCTGATCTGCAGCCACCCGAACTGGGAGCGTTGCAGACAGTGCCGGACCAGCTACGAGCAGGATGTGTTTGAGCGCGAAGGTGAGCGCAAGGACGGAGAGGCAAGAGCAGCGCTCAACCTGGCCGACACCATGCCAACAAGGATAGGTGCGCACGCCGCCAATTAGCCCTCAATTGCACCACATTGCCCTGCATTTGTAGCGTTCTGCCACACTCCCCAGTACCAGTACGGTATTGCCTCCATTTGCCACGCATTGCCTATGGGTGAGGATAAATGCAAGTGAATACCCGGTGATACCCCCCCCCTCCC